GTATTATTAACAATATAAGTCACTTATCCTACTTATGAAACTTTTAACTAAAGAACTTCAAAAGAAGTTACCTCCTTTATACGCTCAAGACGGAAAAGGAAAAGAAGCAATCGCTTATGTAAAATTCTTTGATCCCTGCGGTTCATGGACTTGGTACGCTACAGAATACGACCCAGAAGAACAACTATTCTTTGGACTTGCAGGAACTCAAGATAAAGAATTAGGTTATTTTTCTTTAACTGAACTAGAGCGTTTTACTAACATTTTAGGACTTGGAATTGAAAGAGACATTCATTTTGAGCCAACTAGATTATCTAAGTTAGGTGTTTAATATGACTAACTTAAATATCACTATCAATACTGATAATGCAGCTTTCTCTGATTCCAATTTAGGATCAGAGATTGCTCGTATTTTAAAAAATTATGCCAATGCTATCGAAACTGTAGTCGATCCAGATACATCATGGGAACTTGAAACAAGGCTCAGGGATATAAACGGAAATACAGTTGGACAAGTCAAATTATCTATGGAGGATTCTTTCTAATGGGCTTAGATATGTATCTAGAAGGTTCTTTTTCTACACCTTCATATATTCGACCAACCGAACAAGACTACGCTGATATGCGAGAAGGTAAAAAGGTTACGATCGAAAGATCATCAGCATTGGAAGATGCTTTGGACGCTATTGGTTTTCAAGACGCTCCAATAGATCATGCCTATAATCATATGACCTATGTATTTCCACTTCTAACTTGGAGAAAAGCTAATGCCATTCATAAGTTTTTTGTAGATGAAGTACAAAACGGAAATGATAATTGTGATCGTTATTGGGTATCTTTAGAAAACTTAAAAGAACTTCTTACTAGAATTAATGAAATTCTTAAAATAGAAGATAAAGAAGAACGCATAACAAAAGCAAGTGAAATTTTACCTACTGATAACGAAGGTTGTTTCTTTGGATCATCAGATTATGGTGATTGGTACTTTCAAGATTTAGAACGTACCAAAGATACTCTTGATAAGTTATTTGCTTATGAAAAGAAAATGTCAGGTACAGGAAAATGCTTTGATAACTTTTACTATCAATCATCATGGTAGGAGTTATATATATGTCACATGCAATAAATGATGAAATTCTT